GTAGAACGTAAGCCTAAAAAACTGGCCTCATTGAGCGCACCTTTCTTACTATTGCATGATGCACAACAGGCAACAAGGTTCTCTAACTCATGACCTCCACCATCCTTGCGACTTACCACATGATCTACTTGGTCTGCTTCTTGGCCACAATAGGCACAAATATAACCATCACGCTTTAGCACTCGTAGTCGCTGATCTTTCCAGCGTTGAGTGCCAAGCTCTCGATGTGATCTATTCAATGCCAGCCCTTATCTTTGAAGTGTTGCCATGCAATGCAAGGCTCACCATATCTATGACCTATGTAGTCTAAGCCCCATCGTACCTGAGCATATCCATCTTGTGTGCGTAACCACTCGCTCTTACCTTGTGGTATTCCATAATGTGATCCATTAACAGCTTTAGGATTCCATGCACTTTCTTTACCGTACAGCATAGATAAGCACTTATATTCTTTTACATTGAAATCTAATAGATATAATGAATACTCTTTATAGCTTACATATTGAACTGGTTTAGATCCACCAGCACTGCTCATAGTGCATAGCAGTATCCCAATAGCAACTGCTAGCACCCACTGCGCCATACCCTTACGGGCGCTGTGTGAGCCCCTGATGGGCTCTGCTGCAAGTAGCGTACCGTCTCTGTCAAGCATGTGTATAACCTCCGCGTGTCGTGAGCGTTAAGTAAACTTTAGCCCCTAGTTATCCACAGGTTGTTGATAACTGTTGTCCTATGTAATGGGTGTAAGCAGGTGGAATTGATTCCTTTAAATGCTGCCATTTAAGCCAATCAATGCCCATTGCTTCTTGTCCTTGAAGTAATGTCTTAGCAACTGTGCCACCATAGACATACTTCCCAGTAGCCTTATCTTCGCCCTGAGGTTGATCTCCCATAGCACCATAAACACCAACAGGCTTGCCCTGAGTCTTATGATCGCAAGGCAATGAATCAAGCTCAACATTGCTCTCGAAGATCCTATGTCTGCGTACTTTTAGATTGAATGATGATCCACATAATATGATTCCTTGAATAGGTGCACCTACTACATTTTCAATGACATAAGTGCCACCCCATGCCCTAAGAGCATCACGCACAGCCTCTACTAAGTCTGGCTTATCTGTGGTGTTGCCTTGGGCTTTCATTAAGTGCCTTGCTCTGGTAAATACCTGACAAGGTGGTGAAGCATGAATAACATCGAATTGAGACAAGAACTCAACATCTCCCAATACTTCCATAGCATCTTTCTGCATGAATGTGAATGGATAACTGGGCTGGTTCTTTAGATCTATACCTGTGACCTCATAGCCTGCTCTGTGATAGTCCATAGAAGCACCACCACCACCACAAAACAGATCTAAAAGTTTAGGCATCTTTACCCCATCCTTTGCCCTTAAATACTGCTGGAATAGCAGCGATTACCTTTGTCATAGCTCTGTTGCAGTAACTGCATGGCACTACTGGTCTATCGTTGAATCCATGAGTGACCTCTGAACTAAGATTGCATTTGTCGCATCGGTAATCGTAGGCTGGCAAGTAAGACACTTCCTTATCATGTATGACCCACATCCAGAGCAACGGTCTATGTCTGCTTCTGTAGGTTCTTTGTCTAGGTGACCGTATTTTAATATGAGTAGTGGCAATAGATCCTCTAGTCTAATGATGGCGGCATACTCACGCGCATCTTCACCCTGACCATTGAGTCTAATTACTCCGAATCCTAATTCCCCCGAAACGGATGTCCGAGCTTTCAATTGCTTTAAGTACGCTAGTGGTTGAAACCCAGCCCTAGCCTTGACCTCGCAGTCAAACGGTACATTGACAATATCCTTGCCACTACCCCTTCCCACACATGCACCCTGCCACTGAGTCGATAGGTACTCAGCTACAACACGCTCTGTGCGGAAACCTCTGTGCTTTCTTGCTTGACTAGCCACGATACAATCCTGCAACATAGCCTGACAATACTGCCAAGATCAATATGATGCCTAAGACTGCAAGTGTTACATTTTCTTTATCCATTGACTGCGCTGCACTTTGCACATTGCCAGATAACAATCCCATTAACAGGATCAGATGAGATCTCTGCTAATTCTTTGATCTGTACTGGCTCATTGCATAACTGACATGGCACAAAGGCTGACATGAGGTCTAACCATTCACCATTTATCTTAATTCCAATATTACCCATTACGCTCTCGCTTTCTGTGGTGCGAACTTTCCATCTGATCCAAGGTTGTACCATTTTGTAGGGCATCGATGAGCTGATGAGATTGCTGTGTTGCAGAAGTAACCGCCCCAAGCCTTGCCATTCTTCTGCCCTTCACGCCACTGCATGTGTCCATGCTCGCAAGATGGTGCTTCTACTGCTTCACCTGTTCCCATGATTGCAGCAACATTCTGCATCGCTTTGTCCAGGGTAACTGGCGCATCTACTACCTTCATGTATTCATTGACTGGAGTAGTCCAATAGTCCTGCTCTGGTACGACATCCTGTACTGCTGGCTTAGTAACGCGTGGCGTTACCACTTTAGCCATGTCCTGTTTTGTAGGCTTCTTTTGAGTTTCTAAAACTAGGCTTAAAGCCCTTCCGATTGAGCTCGAAGAAGTATCTTCGACATACCATTTACGCATGCCTGAGTTATATGTAGAAACATCACCGAAAGCATAATCAACACCTGCAGGCAGCGTGTCGCTACCATTACGGTAAATCTGCGCCGATATGAGGACAATGCCCTTCTCTGGATCAAACTGGATAACATCTGTAACAATCCTTCCTTCTGGGTAAGCCTTCTGAAAGCGCAACACTCTAGCTGCGACATCTTCATAATCTTCTAGATTAAACATATAGATCATTCTCCTCTGTGCTCAATTCGCCCATCAAAGCAAGATAAGCGGCTGCATCAATGTAATTATCGGCTTTGTCTGGATTACCAGTCGATGCTCTCGCAATCTTAATCAGTGCAAGCATTGCACATACTTGATAGTCCATGACTGGCATTTGTAAATATGCTGAAATAAGCATTGCTGCGTGTTGCATATTATCCGCTGGATGACCGTAGTCATTAAGACCACGATCTTGAATGATGTCAGTCGCGCTCTGTAGAATCTCTTTGTATTTCATTCTTGCCAGAAGCCTTGTCGGCTTAGATCGCGACCACGCACATAACCCTCGCGCCGTCCATCCTTAAAGCCTTGCCAGTACCAGACAAAGTTAGTTGCTAAAAACAGACCAATAAGACCTATAATTGTAATTGAGTTAATAATCATTATGCCACCTGCTTATAAGTGTAATCGCACTCTGGACATACGAATTGGTAAATCTTGCTATAACCTACTAAAGGAACATAATTGAACAGGTTCTTAGACATAAAAGCATTCTTGCATTTTTCACATAACATTTTTTTACCTATCTGCATCCAGTGCCCTTGACTGGCTTACGATATTAGTGTGACATACCGACACGACAAATCGCGTTAGATTTTTATAACAGTTTGATAACGAAGTTAGGCGTACAACTTACCGTAGAGGGTAAAAGATCCATCCTTATTGATGGGCACAAGCATTGGACTTACTCGGTCTCCATGCGTTTCTATGACTGCCACGCTCATCTGCCAATTAGCACTGCCAGCCTTTAAATAAGAGGCTTTCTTCTTGTCCATAACATTCCCAGCCTCTAAGCCCCACAAAGTCCTGTACGAGGCTCCTATGCCCTCTGTGAAGGCACTGATGCCTGCTCTGTGAGTGTGTCCACAGACTACAGACTTGCCGAACTTACGCGCTAAACCAAGGGCAGTAAGACCAGCATTAATGTTCATCGATCCTTCATCACCATGAACTAAGACCCAGCCTCTATGGAACTCAAAGGGCTTCTTGTGGAAACGAATCCCCAAGTCATTGAAGCCCATAAAGTTGGAGTAGTCGAGTTCTGGAAGTCCGATGAGGCTAGGAGCTCCCCTAACGAGAGTGTGGTAAAGACGATCCGTGTGGTTTGATCGTGTGATATCGGTAGTGCCAAGATCCCAGAGGATGTTCTGAGCCAGACTTCTGTCCGCATCTAATTGCCCCTCATATTCTAGGTGCGTTCCCTTTGCCCACTTGGACTGTGACTGCATGTCTAGCTCGTCACCTGTGTTTAGGACTAAGTCAAACTTCTCGCGCTTTACTAACTTAATGAGATTCTTAACCGCTTGCTCGTGATGGTAAGGAATCTGTAGATCTGATATCACTAGATATCGTTTCTTAATCATCGTCCTCATCTTCATAATCGCCAAAGCGTTCTGGCTCTATTGGATCAGGCAAGATCCATGCAGGGTAGGCTGATCGCTCTATGATGATTCCAAGGATTGTTTCTTCATCAAAACCTGCGCGCTTGAGAGACT